TCAGATTCGGTTCTCAACACCGCCAACGCCGCCGTTGAGAGCGCAAAGAACGCCATAGCGAAAGACTTGGGATATACAAATTTCGCTGACTTGGAAAAGAAAGCCGCCGCTAATGAAACCATCATTGTAGGAGGTAAAATCAACACGACATTGATTAATGCTGAACTTATTGTCACGGCGGCTTTGCTTGCCAAATTGGTCAAAGTGACCGAACTTGTTGCGGAACACCTGACAGTTACCGGGAGTTCAAAGATAGCCGGGTTCAGTGTCAGCGGAAACGGGCTTACAAATACCCCGTTTAACAATGATGCGTATGTGATATTCCGTAATGACGCACATAAATGTTTTGCGGGTATCGGAGGAAACGTGCTGCCGACATCATCAGGATTGAGAGCCGTAGCAAGATTTGAGAATGAGGACACGTCCGATTGGTGGGGATTGAACAGGAACATAGCAACTTTGTTCTCCGCAAAAAACGGGCGTTATAACCATGCTTTTTTAGGAAGCGGAAACGGGAATTTGGACGGATGGATAGGAGGTTACAAATACAGCAAATATAATCTGACAAGTGCCAATACTATTTATAGTGGTTATTCAAATCTTAAAGATAATAACCGATGGGTAATTTATAGCAGCGTGGATAATTCAGGCATCACTCTGCCTAAACTTTCAGAGGTAAGGGACGCTCTTAGTATAGGAAGCAGCACTAAGTTCTGTGTGGAATTCACAATTATCGCAGACCTTGATTCAAGGGATTTTGATATATACGGAAGAAACAGCAAGAAAAGTAGTGATAACACCTATCCGTGGAACACGTCTGAATATCCCAATCTGGTACATTGGGACAACGATCATTGGGATAGTTTGGCAATGGGAGCAGGTGACAGTCTCACGGTGTTACTTATATATGATTCAAGTAAAGGTGGCAGCAAAGGCGGTTATCCCCTGACCTATACAGCGAGAATAATCAATAGACAGAATTAAAAGAGATTATAATTAAACAACTTTAAAAGTGATTACATTATAATCAGTTTGTGTATATTTGCAAATAAAAATCAAAGACTTATGGAATATTTACCAGCTATTATCAGCGCAATAGGCACAATCATCGCCGCATGGTTTGCTTATAATCAGTACACGAAAAACAAACTCACGGACTTAAAAATTGAGAAGTTCAGAAAGGATGAAGAAATCAAAAGCATTCGCCGAGCCGATAATTCTTCTATCGTTTACGGGGAATTATGGAACATTCTTCACGAACTTGACGCTGACAGAGTTTATATTGTTCAGCCCCACCCGTTGGGCAATGAAAGTCTGTTATCAATCTATTATGAAGTAAAGCGTAAAGGTGTTGAGCCAATGAAACCACATGTACAAAATCTTCGTATCGCAGACGTGGCTAAATTCAGTTCTGATATGGTTAAAAACCTGTTTATGTATATCACGGATATAGACACACAGGTTCAAGACAAATACGCAAAATCAATCCTATCAAGTTACGGATGCGAGGCGGCTGTGGTAAAGCGTTTAAATGATAACAAGCATGATTGGGTCGGTTCTATTTTCTGTGAGTTTACACGCCCGATTCATGTATCAGAAGATGAAGCGAGAGAGATTATGCACCGATGTGCGATGAATATTCAATACCTATTACCCGAATATAAATAAAAACGAGTATGAAAATTCTAATTGACAACGGTCACGGGGTTGACACGGCGGGCAAGCGTTCCCCTGACGGCTCTTTGAGAGAGTACAAATACGCAAGAGAAATCGCCGAAAAAGTTGTATCAGAGTTGAAGAAACGAGGCTTTGACGCTGAACGTATCGTCAAAGAAGAAAACGACATCAGCCTATCCGAACGGTGTCGGCGTGTAAATTCCATTTGTGACAGAATAGGAACGAAGAACGTCATTCTCGTTTCTATTCATTGTAATGCAGCGGGAAACGGTTCTCAATGGATGAACGCACGTGGATGGGAAGCGTGGACTTCTGTCGGTCAGACAGCCGCCGATAAAATGGCAGACTGTCTGTATAAAGCGGCAGAGGAAACAGACTTCAAAATTAGAAAGGACACAACGGACGGAGACCCCGACAAAGAGGGGCATTTGTATATCTTGAAACACACAAAATGCCCCGCCGTTCTGACTGAGAACCTTTTTCAAGACAATAAAGAAGACGTGGCGTTTCTTCTGTCAGAAGCGGGAAAAGAAACGATTGTCTGTCTTCATGTCAAAGGTATTATCAACTACTTAAAGACAATCTGAAAAATGAAACATCTTCCCCTGCTCTTACTATTGACATTCATTATAGGCGGCTGCGCTTCAAGCCGCCGTCTTTCTGAAAACGTTCATCAACAAGACAGCGTGGACGTTAGGGTTGAAACCCGTATTGAATACGTACCCGATACTGTCTTTATTGAAATACCGGCACAAACGTCAGAACGTGAAACAGCCGATAGTACATCGCATCTTGAAAACGATTACGCAACGTCTGACGCACGGATAAACCCTGACGGAACTTTATACCATAACTTGAAGACTAAGCCGCAGAAAAAGCCAGTAGAGTTTGAAAAGCCCGTTGAACGCAAAGACAGCGTTATTTATAAGACAAAGACCGTAACAAAAACGAAAATCGAAAAAGTTCCCCGTGACCTTACTTGGTGGCAGAAAACACAGATTTACGGCTTTTGGGTCATCCTTTTCATTCTTGTGATTGTTTATAGGAAAAAGATTTTATCCCTTGTAAAATGGCTTATCTGATTATCTTATAAAGAAATAAAATCGGAAATTATATCGGAATTTTGGCAATTATCGCTATCTTTGAACCGACATATTTGAAAAGTATAGCGTTTGCTATTGTTTTGAGGTAAGAAAATCGCCAAAATTTCTAAGTAACTCAAAAGCAATGGTGAATGCCCACGTCATATACGTGGGCATTTCCTTTGTAGAGTTACTGGGCGTTTGGCGATGCCTCTTACCGACAAGGAATGCCCACGTTTTTTGTGTGTATCTGTGAACAACGGCAATCACTATAAAGAGAACCCGTTAAATAACAGATATATGGATTTCAAAGATTCAATTAAACAAATCTCGGAGCGCATTGATACCCTCAAAGCCAATCTTCCGACAGAAGAAGCGACAAAGACGGCTTTGATTATGCCTTTTATAAACGCATTGGGTTATGATGTCTTCAACCCTTTGGAGGTGTTGCCTGAAATGTGTTGTGACATCGGCACAAAGAAAGGCGAGAAAATCGACTATGCCATAATGAGAGACGGCGAGCCGATAATACTTATTGAATGTAAACATTGGGAGCAAGACCTAAACCTGCATGACAATCAACTGTTGCGTTACTTCAACGTCTCAAAGGCTAAATTCGGTGTCCTGACAAACGGTATAACATATAGGTTCTACACAGACCTTTCAGAACCTAATATTATGGATGAAAAGCCGTTTTTGGAAATCAATATGCTTGACCTGAAAGACACGCAAATAGAAGAGTTGAAAAAGTTCCACAAATCGTATTTTGATGTTGATATGATTTTGAGTTCAGCGAGTGAACTTAAATATATGGGGGAACTGAGAACCGTCATCGGGAAAGAGTTCACGAACCCATCCCCTGATTTTGTTCGGTTCTTCGGGAAACAAGTGTATGATGGGGTATTTACCCCTAAAGTGCTTGAACAGTTCTCAACGCTTGTAAAACGCACAATCAACAACTATGTTAGCGATATAATATCAGACCGATTGAAAGCCGCCATAAAAGACGAAGAACAACCAGCAGAACAGAACATCACAACAGTTCAACAGCCGACAGATGAAGAACAACCCGACAACGGCATTGTAACCACAGCGGAAGAACTGGAAGCGTTCTATATCGTGAAATCACTTCTGAGAAACGTTTTCCCGGTTGAACGAATCACTTATAAAGACACACGTTCCTATTTCGGGGTTTCCATAGACAATAATGTTCGGAAGACCGTCTGCCGCTTTTATTTTGACCCTCCTACAAGAAAACGGCTTGCAATCATTGATGAAAACAAAAGCGAGAAGATGTACAAGTTAAATTCAATCAATGACATTTATAACTATGCTGACACTTTGATTGAGGCGGCAAACAAATATTTATAACCATGAAGAAACTATTTTATCTATTCTGTTTGTTAAGTGTTATTTTATTTATCGGCTGTTCAAATGATGACGAACCCGAAGTAAAGAAGTTTTCTCCTGACGTTGAAAATGTACTGACATCAATTCAAGGGACATTCTCGGGAGAAGAATATTTCTTGGGACAATGGTTTCGCACAGACAAGCTGACATTCTTCCCCTTTGCTGCTCCCGTTGAAAAGACAACATTCAAGGACGGCACAGTTGAAGTACATGGAACGGTTCACAGAGTTCAGAACAAAGCTGTCGGCGGGGAAGTCATTGACGATTATTTCTTTTGTGTTGAACCGTTAAGAACAGCCATAGTTCTGTATGGTTACAACAGTGATAACAAAGAGTTGAACGAGAAGAAAGAAACACTTAGCTATAAAATTGAAAGCCATGATATAATCAAGTTCAAAGATTACGGGCTTACAGACGATAATTGGATAAACTATTCAAGACAATAAAAGGCAAAGCCGAATGGCGTTCTATGTGCCCCGATGATTCCGGCAATGATAATTTACACCGATAAAAGATTTAGGCGGCACATACAGAAAATTCGATGAAAATAACTTTCAGATAAGCAGGCAGGGTGTTCACGGTTACGGACACCCTGTTTTCGTGAAGTCATCTTCTTCCTTGCAGAGATAACGGGCGACTTTATGACACACGTCATTGGGAATAAACCAACCTTGATTAATGATTTTGCGGAGAGCAACAAAATCCATATCTTTGAGACCTGAGAACAACACAAAAAAAATGTGCTTTTACAAATTTGTTGCTACTTTGTTGCTCTCACTCACGCATAAAACATCAAAAACCCTACAAATCAATAGATTACATCAAATAAAGAACATTTTGCATCGGGAAATAATTGGTGATTACCAACGATTAGCATATATCATCAACGATTATCAAGGCGTTCATTTTGAGCGCCTTTCTTTTTAGCCTTATAAGCGATGGTCATCGTTTATAGGGCTTTTTCAGCTCATTTTTGTACCGCATTTGTTGCTCGCTTGTTACTCTCCGATTTTAGGTCGGAAAGGTCGTGGAGAAAGTTGACTATGGTTGACTATGATTTACGATAGTTAAATAAAATGGAGAAATAACAAGAGAAATAAACCTCTAAAAGTAACGAATATGGCAACAAGTAAAATGAAAATCAAAAAGGTATGTGAATGGTGTGGCACAACATTCTATGCCCAAAAACTAACAACACGTTTCTGTTCACATCGGTGTAGTAATCTTGCATACAAGGAAGCTGCTCGGCAAAAGAGAATACAAGAAGTAGAAACCAAAGTCCAAGCGGTCATCAGAGAACAACCCATATCTGATTTTAAGAACAAAGAATATCTGTCATTCAAAGAAGCTGCAACTCTATTAGGGCTGAGCAAACAAGCTGTCTATAAAATGGTATATGCAGGAAAACTGCAAGCATTCCGTATCAGTAGCAGATTATCTTTTATCCGTAAAGGAGATATTGACCGAATGTTAGAAGCTCGTCCTTATGAACATCGACAGCCTAAAGACACCATTCCCATTACCGACTTCTATACCACCGCAGAAGTCAAAAAGAAATACCATGTAAATGAGTCATGGATATTTGCGGTAGCTAAGAAGAACAACATTCCCCGAACTTTCAATCGTGGCAAGACTTACTGGAGCAAGAAACATATTGACGCTTATTTTGCCAAAAAAGCCCCAAATCCAGACATTACCGAATGGTATAGCACTCAGAAAATGCAGGAGAAGTTCGGTATGACCTTATCCGCCATCTATTGTTTCGTTTCCAAGAATGCCATTCCGAAGAAGAAAGAGGGCATCATGGTGTACTATTCCAAGAAACATGTGGATATAGCCAAGGGCATTATTGCCCCCGAAGAACCGCAATATTACACGGTTGCAGAAGCGATGGAAAAGTTCAATCTCACCCGTGACCAACTCTATCATTACGCAAAGTACCATAACATCCCGAAGGTGAAGAAAGGCAAATACACACTTATCTCCAAGCCTGAACTGGATAAGTTGCTTGCAGCCCCAAAGATTGAATAAGTTATTTATCGGTGAATGTACCCACCATCGAATCACCTTATTCCTTTGCACCAAACAAATGTAAAACTCTAAATATCAAACAGTATGTCACACACGTGTACAAAAGTAACAGTTCGTCAGAGAGCGATTCGGAATAATCGCATCTCCTTGTATCTGGATTATTATCCAACAGTCCGTAATCCCGAAACGATGCAGATGAGCCGCAGGGAATACCTCGGCATCTACATCTATGCCCATCCCAAAAACGAGATGGAACGAGAGTTCAACAACGATATGTTGAACAAGGCAGAGGCTATCCGTTGTATCAGAGTGCAATCGCTCATCAACGAAGAGTTTGGTTTCTTGGATAAGACCAAACAGAAAGCCGATTTCCTTGCCTATTTCAAGAAGATGTGTCGGAACAAAGACCAGAAATGGCAATTCGTCTATCAGCATTTCTATAACTTTGTCAAGGGACAATGCACCTTTGGCGATGTGAATGTGGACTTATGCAAGAAGTTCCGTGAATACCTACTAAATGCCAAGCAACTCAAACACAGTAACCGTCCTATATCCCTGAATTCGGCATCCGGCTACTACTCTACTTTCAGAGGATTGTTGAAGATTGCCTATCGGGACAAGTGGTTTAGGGAGAATATCAATGACTATCTTGATAAGATTGAGCCACAAGATGTGAAGAAAGAATATCTGACATTGGACGAAGTGAAGCAACTCGCAGCCACTCCTTGCGACATCCCCGTATTGAAAGCAGCCTCTTTGTTTGCGTGTCTGACAGGCTTACGCATCAGCGACATTCTCAACCTACAATGGGAGGACTTTACTATCGCTCCCGACCAAGGTTATTGCTTGCGTATCAGAACACAGAAAACCCAGACGGAAGCGACACTCCCCATCAGTTACGAAGCCTACGAGCTATGTGGAACACCCGGAACTGGCAAAGTATTCAAAGAATTGAAACGGAGCATGATTAATTACCCACTCAAAAACTGGCTCAAAAAAGCCGGAATAACTAAGTCGATAAGCTTCCATTGCTTTCGTCATAGCTACGCCGTCATACAAATATCCTTAGGTACAGATATTTACACTGTTTCAAAGATGCTGACGCATAAGAATGTATCCACAACTCAAATATATGCTGACCTCGTAAATGCCAAGAAGCGAGAAACAGCCAATAAAATATCACTTAAATAAATTGTAGCGATGAAACGAGGAATCATAACCAATAACGGACAAGGTATCCATATTTCCGATGGTGAAATATGGATGACCACTTGGGAGCTTGCCGACTTGTATTATACAACGACTGGAGCTATCCATACAGCAATTAAGAGAATCTTGAAAACCAATGTTTTGAAGAGCCACGAAGTTTGCAAGTACATCAAATTAGAGAATGGGAACAATGCCGATGTGTATAATCTCGATATGGTTATAGCCCTATCCTATCAAATAGACACCAGGCATTCCTCTGCATTTAGGAAATGGCTAATAAACAAAGTCGCTCGTAAACAAGATTACAACATCCTGTTATATCTCAACAAGGAAACAAACCATACATTGTATTATTAACAAGCTATATCTCTATACCCTATTGATTATCTGCATTGTTTACCCAAAATGATGCAGATAATTTTTGTTTTTGAGATACACAAGCCTATTTACCCAACTATTTTCATCCAAAAGCAAGGAATTTACAATATGCTTATTATCAGCGATGTAACGTGGTGAAAAGTGATGAAATATATCGTCAAAAGCCCATCAACAAGCAAAACTATGGATTTTCTCAAAAATTAATCCTATATATTTGCACACAAACGATTAATACATCTCACTATGGA